GTAAGGGCTGTGGAACCGTCACTTTGAACGATCTGAGCTGTCAGCGTAGTCCATTCATTGTTCGTTGGGGCCGTATCAAAGGCGTAACGAAGGCGAGCGGAAATGGTATCGACATTGCCTAGATCACTTGGAAACGCACCTATGGCAAATGACGCCTCGCCCGTGTGATCGGAGTTGGCTGTATCATGGACATCATCGTTGTCATCTGTTCCAGCAATGCTTTCCAGCACAGGGTCCGACCCATTTATTGCGGTGTTGGAGATGTTCGAGAACGTGCCCATAACAATAGTGCCGAGACTAGCCATTACCTATATCTCCGCACGTTGCACATACTTCGCTCGGCATTAACCAGTTGCCACAGCCACGCCCAGGCTTTTTCCTGTCATAAAGAGGCTGTACGTCACGCTGATATTCAGATGATTTATATACTGCGTCCCAAGTGCTTAACTTCCGCAGAAGACCACATGCCCAGCGCCGACCTCGTACTGTGTTCTCTTCGAGATGCGGGCAAACCTTACCCCCAAGCCAGCAGCAATGCTCTTCAGAGCGGCCACAATTGCTCATGCCCACTACTCCTCATGCCGTAAGAGCGGCTTCTGTAATGGCCTTTACCCGTTCATCTGCAAACTTCTTGGCAGCGTCAGAAATCTTCTCGCGGTTGCCTACCGTGTCCTCACGGGCCTGCGCCTTTATCTCACGTTCTTCCACCTTATCCTCGCGCTTTTTCACAGCACCCTCACGCGCAGAAACAGAAGAGGCAGCAGCAGTATTGGCTGCATCATGGTCCTTAACGAGGTCTGCTAGCGCTTCTCGGCCAGCCTCAAGATTAGCCTTGCCCTCATTCACTTTATCCGCCTCTACCTTGCAGCGGGAACGGATATCATTTGCCTTCTTCTCGGCCTCTATGGCAGAAGCAATGCGCCTAATGGCCTCTCCAGCTTCAACCTTGGCCTTAGCCTCGGAAGCGTTAGCCTTCTTGGCCCTCTCGGAAGCGGCCTTCGGGTCTTGGAGAAGTTGCGCGAGCGCGTCGATTATCTCGCTACCCTGTGATGGGGCACGACGTTCATAGCCTGGCATTAGCTTCTCCTCGCAAGGTGACGCACCATCGAGTCTCCACCGAAGTAGAGAGGACCGAACACCCCAGGGGTTAGAGATGTCTCTATCGTTTGTATTTGAACCATTGGATCGGTTCCGGCGACAACCACATAGCAGCCCTTGTTAAACTTTAGCTCCCCGCCGTAAGAGGTCTGGTTCTCGGCATCGAAGATTAGCTTTGGCTCCAGAGAGACGTTTGTATTCGCGTCGTCGCTGTCATAGACGGTCATTACCTGAGTGCCTTCGTCCGTCAACTGCGCCGCACCAGCGATAGTCCCTGGACCAACAAAGGCATGTCCAGTCTGGTTTAGGATAGGGTTGCGGTCATAACGCTTTTTAGCGAAGAGTTGTGTATCGTCTTGAACAAACTCTCCAAAGAGAATGGTGCCTGTAGTAGTGGCATCATGGGCTTTAAGCCCAAGGTAGCCGTCCGTCACAACGATGTTGGTTACAGACGATATGGAGGCTTCCGCATTTGTTTCCTGCGTACCACCATCTTTGGTAATGTAGAGATCGACAGTGCCGGAGCCACCCGTCTGAATGACTACCCTTATTTCACAGGTGTACCAAACACCGCGCTCTATAGCCCTAGAACCGAAGACTGTTGGGACTGCGCCAGTGTTCGCACCGCCTACGCCAAGATTAATAACCCCAGTGGCAGTTACAATGCGCGCGCCCATAGCAACGGTAATAGCCGGACCGGAGCCCTCTAATTCAAATAACTGGAATGTGTCGTCCGCCGTGCCCGCGAAGTCCGTTCCGAATTGGAGTGGAAAGCGAAACCAATGAGTCTCAGTGTTGGCAAGGTTAATGTCGCCCTCTTTCACAAGGGCCTCATTAGTCCCTCCAGCGGGAGCTACACGGAGAGCATATGCTCCCTCAAACGGTGCGGCATGAACCCACGGCAGCCTTGCCAAAGTCTTGTAATGGGCCATGTCCATAATGCCGTCAGTGTCAGCCTCACTATCCCAGCCAAAGGGTGTAGCCGCGCCATCGTGGCGAGCTTGGAAAATCCAGGGGTGTGCCATGCGTTACTCCTATATCCAACCTTTTGAATGTAACTCTCTGAACAGGTCTACCTTGCTCATGTGAAACGTGTTAATCCCATTCTTCTTTGCTAACGCGCGCATTTCATTCCAGTCCAATTCCGCCTCAGGCTCGTCTTCCTCTACAGGCGTGGAGCTTAAAGTTCCGTCTAATATTTCCTTGATGCGCTGACGTTCCTCAGTCGTGAGGAGTGCCGCCTTCTCGACTAGTTCCGGGTCTATCTGTTCAAGCGCGTCAAGATGTTCCTCGCTGAACGTGACAGAGTTAGCATTGTTCAGACCGTGATAGTCTGTTCCCCGTGGTATCTGCGCGCCCTGCATTGAGAGGTCTTCAGAGTTATTGAGAGGGCGAAGGAGTTCTACGTTGGTGATCGCATCTCCATAGGTGGAGTTCGGTTCGTCTCCACCTGCCAACAGCCGCAAACCACGGTGCTTGTACTCTTTGATGTTCTCCTTGTTCCTCTTTTCCCAAGCTAGGTTCTTCTGAACCGCACCGGGCGGGTTCCTACGCATCTCTTCCGAAGAAGGCATTCCAACACGAAGGTCTTGGGCAAGCTGATTAAACCTAGCTACCGCAGCGTCCTTCTCTTCAGACTTGTAAGCGCGTGGAGAGAACTCGTCTAACTGTTTCTCAAGCCTCTTGCCTCTTTGACCCATTCCCCGTCTGTCGGAGATTTGGTTGCCAATATGCGGGGGAGCGTTAAGCATTTCCTTAATGGAGGCAAGTTCGCCCTGAGCCTCTTTCACTTGGTTAGGTCTAAGTAGGTTCTTTATTTCTGTCATGCCGCTATCCTCTGTTGTCCGTAGTGTTTTGAAATACAACTTCTCATTGTGGGCGCAACTGCCCCATCTAGTGCGTCAAGCACCATATTTACGTCGTCGCTGTTGGGCTGATGGTCAAAGAGCCAATGGTAGTGGTCGCTCCACCTATCAGAGATGCGTCTTCCACGGAACACTGTGTTTATCCATGAAACATTCCTCTGATCGCGGTGATATATCGTAGTGTCATGCTGCATCAGGTCTACCGTCTCCATGATCTTCTGAATCTTCTTGTAATGGTCAGCAGGCTTGTGCAGCCCCCGAACGAAGATAGTTATGAAGTGTGCATTACTGCGCTCATCACTTACCTCTATGGTGTGGACGAACGGATCGTTCTCATCGAAGTCCATTGTTCTGTGGTCTAAACCGCCATGGGCAACGGGAAACTTGTCCTGGGATATATCCATGAACCGTGTTTTGTCAGTGTGGGGATTCATAACCTCGATCATGAATCGCTCCACATTCTCACTAGGTCGGTATGAAGGCCGGTCATGGTCGTCCAAGCGTCGTCGTGGCCCTCTATTGGCTCGTCCAAAGCCTCGCATTTCGATAGAATCTGAGCCCACTTAGAAACAATGTGACGCTTTACAGGGTCCTGAATTTGCGAGCGAAGCCACAGGACGGAGCAGATGCGCTCCCCTCTCATGACTGGTGTTACCCAATGGGCGTTCCCGCAGGGGTAGACCACGCATGTACCAGGATCACCTCTTGGGACAGTTATAAGGTGTCCTTCTGGTGACTCAACGGTGAGAACCCCACCATCGTAGTCCTTTGGGGAATTCAGGAATACAGTGCAGGCGAAGTCCGTTCTCATCTCTAGAGTTGACATGGGAGAGGCATCGTAATGCCTCTTGTATGTCATGCCAACGCCGTAGCGGTTGAACTTCGGCATCGTTAACTTTTCGGAGAGCGTGTAGGACATGAAGCCGTTGCTGGCTAAAAGACCCTTACGAATCTCGTCGGTATCAGCCCAGAACGCTTCCCGATCAGAGCGAGGAATGATCTCCTCGTTCTGCTTGATAGTCCCCGTTCCTTTCGCGGTTCGTGTCTTACCGACTTCCCACTCAGATTTAGCGAGGCGGGAGGACAGAGCCAGCGCCTTGTCCTCCTCCATGATGCGGAATGTCTGAAACATTATACAGCGACCACCGCTCCATCAGAAGAAATTGGAATGTACTGACACCATATATCTATAGCGCCTGAAACGATGTCTTCTACGGTAATGCTTATCTCTATATCCTCGCCATTACCGATGAAGAGATAATCACCCACGTTCTCCAGCAAAGCGGCTTGGTTGGTGGTTGTTTCACCTGTCCAGACATCAAATTGGGCGAAGTTGGTTAGGTCCGCAACTGTAACAGGGGCCAATATCGCTACGTTATCCTCAACACCAAGGGATAGAGCCCCGTTATTTCCGCAGTCAGCCACAATGGCTGTGGTGACATGGGCCATAGTACGAGCCAGAACTTCGCCGGTTACGGTAAAGATAGCGTAGGCTACACCAGATTCGTCTGTGCAAGCAGTAAACGTGCGCTGATGCAGCGCAACACGTGGAAGCTGGTTCTCCTGCACATAGCGCAGAGACTCAGCAATGCTGATACCGTTGGCAGCAACAGCGCCTGCTGGCCACGCGGCAATACCGGCTGCGCCATGGAGAACTGCCGAGATAGCATCTGTATCCGCTTCGATACCAAGCCTATCGGCAATTTGGAAGATGCCAGTGCCGCCAGTCGTGATTGTTTCGGGGTAGATAGTAGCTGTGGCATCAACATCAGAAGAATCGTAGAATTTGTTGTTGATGGAGTTCATGGCTCCAAGATCGGCACCTGTGGCGATAGCATCGGTGACGTAGGTGTTGTCTTCCAACGTACCTGTGCAGGCTGAAACCAACTCAATGGCATGGTTGCCGGAATTGTGGTTCTGGAGCTAGTTGTCCTCTATCAAGAGGTCCGTGAGAACGCCGCCAGTGGGATTGTGAATTGCCGCGTCCGTGAAGTCACCAAGAATGCGGTTGCCCTTAATTTCAACACCATTAGAAATACCGACGAGGGATATAGCGTTGGCCGCGCCAGCGTTAGGGGCGGTAATTAGATTGTCCAACACCTTCATGCGGTCACACCCGGCCACAGTCAGAATGAACTCTACTGCCTGTCCGCAACCATCGGCCATAATGACTTCGTTGTTCTTGAAAGTGAAGTCGGTGACGGCATTTACGTCTACCGCCGCAGTAACGGCATCGACGCCGGTAACATCCCAAACTATGTTCTCAATGGTGATGTTGGCCGCGTCAATATCAACGTCTGCGGTGGCTACCGTGTCGAAGGTGACAACCGGGCGGTTTCTTCCGTTGCCTACACCGAGAAGCGTGACGCCTGCTATATCTAGGTCAATATCTGCTGCGGCTGAAACGGACTCAGCATGTCCTGGAGCAACAAGGATGTAGTCGCCATTGGAGGCGGTGCATTTGTTGATCGCGCCATCGATGGTGGCAGTGGGCGTATCAGGACTTAGACCGTCATTGCCGTTGGAGGCGTTAGACGCGCCGGAGTCTACAAAGTAGACGTTTCCCAGAACAACACGACCAGCAAGGGCGTGGGACCAGAAACTACTTCTAAAAGCGTTGCCTTTAGGCATCTCAAATTCTCCTTAAAGTTTTCTACAAACCCTCGGATGAGGAATAGACTTTCGCTTTCGGCGTACCGCCTGAACGATTTTGTGATTGGGACTTACCGGGAAGACCATCTGCCCAGCTTTGCTTTACTTTCATTGAGGAAGAGCCACTTGGAATACCCGTGCTGGCTCCAGACACCTTCGGTGGTGTGTCGTGAAGTTGCGAATTGAAGAACTTATTAGCCACTGGAACTTCCTCCGGTTTGGTCTTGGCCGAAACGTCTGAAACGGCTAGACATGAACTCGTTTCTCAGGGCATCTAACTGGTCTTTGAAAACCGTGCGAAACTCTGAGCGCAACTCTTTCGTCATCTGAGTCTCTTCAGAGATTCCGTTCTCAGCCTTGAACTGGTCAAATAGCTCAAAAATCTTAGAGCGGAACTGGGACATCCTATGGCGACGTCGCCCTTCCCTGCGGCCTTCGTGCCTGTCCTGACGACGATCCCGGCCAAACCCAAAATTATCAAATGGGTTTCTACGGTCTTGGCCGCGACCCTGGTTCCGGTCGGTAAATTCGGACCCGGTTAAACCGTCAGCGTTCGTAAATGCATTGCCGTTTTCCTGCCCAGTCGGGGACGCGTTCTCCAAAGCAGCGGGCGGCAAGTTTGGCTGCACACCGTTGTTGGAGAAGTTCCCGCCAAAGAACCCAGGCCCGTTATTCTCGCGTGCCAAACTCCCAAAGGAGTTTCGCTGCGAAGCGCCAGAGGCAAACCTTCCTCTAATTTGAGCGGCGGCGGGGTTTTGCGTCGGAGCGTTTAGGCCAGGGGAGGGTGCCTCCCCCAGGCCTAAAATGCGCGGCTTGCGGTTCTGAAACAGACTAGCCATTAGCTAACCTGATTACCGAGAACGAATCTCCAATCGTCCCATGACATAGAATAGCGCATATAGGCGCGCCACTTGGCAATCATGGTGTCGATGTCTTCCGCCATTGCGAACTCAAGCGAAATGCGGTCAACCCAGTTGGTCATTGACTTCTGTGAGGCATTGTCCGTGAGAAACCAGTTATTCGTATCCGTGAGATAAATCCACTCTTTCACGGTGTACGCGCCCTGATGAACATTGGAATTATTCTCCGCTGTGTCGGGACGGCCCTGAGATTTCACAATCTCATGGGCAACATCGTACAGATCGGGCGGAATCCAAATAGTGTCCGGTTCTGAGGAAAACTGGTTGCCACGGTCATCTTTGAAGTTCACGAACTGAATGCGCGCCGTCGCCAAAGCTGTTGCGCTCAAAGCAGAGGTGAGAAGATTATCAAAGCCGCTCGCGGTTGACACACCTGAGTTTGTCGTGTGCGAGTTGGAGCAAAGGGCTACGCCTTCAGAGTTATTATAGAAGAACGTATCAACCGAGAATGCCTGGTTGAAAAGCCGCCCGCCGTGCTTCTGACGGGTGCGGGTAGCGGCCTGGGAAAGGCCCGCTGGGCGCTTGTCCATAATGCCGTACTGGTCATCGTCAAACAGCTTGCGCTCTACCTGGAAGCCTGACGTAAACTCAACGTGAGTCTGAGTAACGTCATACCCCTGGAAAATGTCGTCATAGGCAACCGTGCCGGAAAACTGCGAGAAGTCTCCGAACGCACCTGTTGACGAAAAGCGCATGTCTGCGCGGCCATTGTCGGCTGGAAAGCCGAATAAGGACGGTAGCATGTCCTTTACTTGTGCGCGGTCCTTGGTTTCATTGAAAATGCGTTGAAACCTGGGATCGATCAAGTCACCAAATGCGGTGGATATTGCAGTCATCTGCGTTTACTCCCAAAGCTTTTCGATTAGACTAACTGACCACCACCGTAGAGGTGATCGTAGTGCAAGAGTTCGATCTCAAGATCGGTGAGAACATTCCCGTAGTCGGCAGGTGGAACAAGTCTAAGCGGAACAAAGTTCACGTTGTTGGTGTCTGTTGCACCACTCATGTCAACTTGGTCCCACGTTCCGGTAAGAACGACATACTGATCTTGGTGGCATGGGTAGCCGGAGCCGAGATCGCCTGAGATTCCCCAAGGTAGGCCAATGACGGTATCGGTGGTCGTGCTGTCATGCGGGAAGGCAAGAACGTGAACGGCGTTCGCGCTAGAAAGAGAGGTGATAATTCTAGCAACACCTGAGTTCTGGCCCGTAGCATAAAGGATACAACCTTGATCTATAGAGGGCGAGTCGTAGGTGGTGTCTGCGTCGGTGTCCAAACCGTCAGAGGTAGCTACCGCTATTGTTCCTGCGGTAATGGCGGTGTTGTTCGTGCCGCCACCGGAAACACGCGAGCGAAGAATCGCGTCGGCGTTTGTAACAACACTTAAAAGTCGAGTGGTGGATGCGCCACCAGTTTGCTGTGCGGTTACGACTGTGGCCGTATCCAGAGCAAGGCCAATGACTTTGATGGCTGTTGCGGTTTCGACCTGTTGGAGTCCGTATCCGGCAGCCCCGGCAACTTCAGCCGGAATACCTGGTGCGGCGAAAGTCTCACCAGCCTGGTATTTAATAACGGTGGGAGTACCCCCACCTAAACGTCCTGCGTATCTCATCTTTCTAATTCCCTTTCGGAAGAAATAGAATACCATTCTGATTCAACCGTTCTTTGGAAGCATCAGAATATCCAGTACACATAGTAAAATCGTCACCACCCTTCGGCACTTGGTAGCCGTTGTCCTTTGCCATGTTTGAGCATTGGAAGATTCTGGCCTCGTCGGGGGTGAGCAGGATTGCCTTTTTCAAAGCGGCGAGGTCAGAAAGATAAGAACCCGTAATTGAACCGCGTGGACGCCCCGGCTCGGCGCGGGATAACTGCTCCCGGCCTTCCGGCGTCTTCTCTTTCGGTACGAGTGTTAGGATTGCTGCTGACATTAACTGGCTTGCCCTCGCGCATATTCCAGTTCCTTTTTGAAGTCTGGGTCTGCCGCACCCTTGTAGAACCCTGAATCCAGCTTCTTCTGATAATGTGCCCGGACACGGGATGAGACATCCTTAGACCACTCAGGGCCTCCGGTATCGCCGCCGCCTGAACTACCACTAGCGCCGCCTACATCCTCAAAGCTTTCAGGGGGCTTTGGTCTGCCCTTGATCTGCCTCTGCTCGTCAATATCTCCGTAAACGATCTGAAGGGCCGTATGCTCGGTTGTGAGGCTGTTCTTGGAGTGGCCTTTAGCTACGAGGCCGTCAAAAGCCCGCTTAACCTTTTGCCAATCCTCGGATGACTGCTTTCCAAGGTCGGGGTGGAGTTTCTTGTAAGAGGCTATCTCCGAAGTAACGGTATCCTCTATTCTGGCTTTTGCGAGGCGCTTCTCGAATTTCGCCTCCATCTTGGCCTCTATCTCCACATCGCGTTGCTGGCGTATCTGCTCGTCCATTTGGTCCTGGGAGATAGTTCCGTCATCAACCATCTTACGAAGCTCTGGAACGGCGAACTTCTTTGTCTTTTCGACCACTGGGGCCGCTTCTGTCTTCTGTGGTGTCTTGGATAGGGCCTCTATCGTGCCCTGAGCCCGTACTAATTCCTCTTTCAGCGCCGCCATAGCCTCAGTATGGCGGTCCTCACCTTCCTTGTTCACCTTTTGTTCCCCGGCATCTTGGCCGGTTACTTCTGCCTTTTCGCTCACATTTACCTCTTTTGTGATATGAATAGCTCCGTACAACACGAAGCGAGGTGTGATTTACACACAGATTTATTTGGCTGTCAATAGCCCTAGTTGCTAGACTGCTTCGTCTACAACCTCTGGTTTAGCAGGTTCGGCTATCTCCATCAGCTTCTTTAGCTCAATGTCGGCGCTCTCGCGCGACTTGCGTAAGCGTGACGGTATCTCCATGACGGTCTGATAGTTGGTAATTCTCTCATTGTGAAGCATGACATCAATACGCATCTGGGACACTCTATTTGGGTCAACCAGTTTTGGGTCCGCTAACATATTCATAAGGCCGTCGCGAGATTCCGCAGCCCCCTTCACCATAGCTTGGAGATAGGAAAGAAATACATCCCAGTTTGGATCGCCTGTGAGCAGGTCCATGTGGACGGATGCTTGCCGTACCGCAGTAAGGGTTTTGGCCCTAGCATTTATCTTATCGACGTTTGGCACTCTCGCAGCCTTCTCGTATTCTTCTCGTTCAATGTTCATCTGTCGCTCCTATGGTCCCTGGTTTGCGCCACCACCGGCACCCGGCAGAGTCTCGTCTATCAATTCGTTCGCGCCGCTAATGGGAGGGGGTTGATTATTCGGCGCTTGTGGATTCGTAACTGGCGCTCCGGGCTGGCCCTGCCCGCCCTGCTGAAACTTCGCTGCGGCTTGCTGTGATTGCTGTTCCTGCGCCTCGCGCTCGGCTCCCTGCTTAACGGTTGAGCCATAGGCGTTGAGAAGCTGTTGCTGTCCCGGCGTGAGGATGACCTCTGCTTTCTGTAACATTCCGAGAACCTTAGATAGGCTCTCCAGATGTTCTCGGTATCCACCGTCTTCCAGCGGCTCTCCAACGGGAAGTTGGTCACGAAGGATAAGAGTTATGGCTTCCTCGGCTAGAAGCTGCGGCCCCTTAATTCTTGGACTCGGTGCCGTAAGGTAACGGTCTGCATCCTGGCCGTGAGCGTTCGCAAGGTCGTGGAACATGCGGTAAATGTCGTCCGGTGTAACCACGCCAGTCTGAAGGGCAATCTCCGATATGAATGTATTTGCCAGATTCATAAGGCTTTCCTGCAACGCCTTCTTAGAGGTGTTGAACACGTTCGCGGAGAACTTGAACTGGAAGTCTCCAGAGAGCGCATCCTTAGATGGAATGTCCATGTACGGGTCTTGGCCCTGTGCGACTGCGCCAGTGATGCGGAACTGCTTGTTCTTTGGAAGGAACGACTGATTCAGCCGGTGTATGTGCCTCCACACATCGGTAAGAACAACGAAGAACCGCCTGAGTATTCTCTCCGGGCGGGCTTCGCCCTGGCCCTGTAATAGACTCATGCCGCCGATAGTTCTCAGCGCGGAACTAGACCCTGATGGTACCTGGCCAAAACTCATGTCTGTTACCATCGTGGTTTTGTCCTGCCACCCATTTAACATAGAAATCATGTTGAACGCTTGCGCCACAGCGCTTGGGTTTCCTATCTGCGGCGCGTTCAAGTCCTGCTGCGGGTTCTGCATGGGAAGCATAGAGTACGGCATCACCTGATACTCTTCGGGATTCAAACCACCGGACGGTCGATAGAAAATCGGAGAGGCAATAGCCAAGTCCGTGGAGTTCACGGACTGGTCAACCATGACTTTAATCGTGTCATGTATTCCCTCCATGCTCTCCAAGAGAGAAATACCAGCGTATCTGTTCGTGACGGGCATGAACGAGCCACCGAACAAGGGACGACGCGGGGGCGTGCCGGGACAGACATCCATGAGAAGCCGTGCCCTGACGAGCGTCTTAGTCTCTAGGATAACCCAGAACACTACGTCCTCTGCCTTGCCGTCCCCGTCAATGTCGAACTTGTCGAAGCACATAAGGCGTGTGAGGCGGGAGTGCAGGTCGTCCTCAACCTTAGTCTCTTCCTCGCTGACGCCGGAGAGAACCTGCTTCTGCGTTTCCTTATCGCTCTCCGTAGAGAGCATAGAGGTCGCCTTCTTGATCCTCGTTATGTCGTCCTTGTCTGTTATATCATAGTAGCCGGAATCGATGTGCCCAAGGATTTCGTGCTTGGTCGGAAAGTCTCTAAGCGTAACGTGCGGCGCACCCCCTGGGTTTGAGGCCGAAGGCATCTGAAGATTTGCGGAGCGAGACGGATAGATAACGTCATCGAAGTCTTTGACGAAGATGCGGGGGCCGTCATAGACAACCTTCGTTACCTTAGTCACCATCTCAATGCGGTCTTCCTCGTCGGTGTAGAAAGACACGGCAGTTTCTTCGTCGTCCTCGTCCGTTAGTTTCCAGTCCCAACCCTTACCGGACGGCTCTGACTGGTGCGTTGGAAACTCGGCTTGAATAATCTGGTCGAAGTACGCTGCGGGCGGTAGGTCTTCCGGTATCTCTGGGAATAGCTTTACGTCTGCTACTGGAACTCTCTCTCGTATCCAAGGAACGAACAACGTCATGGCGGGGTCGTTGCAGAACGAGTCGGCCATTTCACCAATGGCTGTTTCCCCGCATTGTTCGGTAAAGACTTGATGGTGAATTAACTCGTCTACGGCCTTTTCTTTTTCCTCGTCCGGGCGCTGCGTTGCCTTCGCCCCAATGACAGGCTTTTGAGACATAACAGCGTTGTGCAGGGTGTCTTGCGTTCTTACTGAGTCCTGAAACATATCCGGCACTGGAACGTCCGAAGCATTGTCCCATGGGAAGTCCGTTCCGCTCGTCCACATGCGGTACTTGGCATAGAGTTGCATTCTGTGTTCACGGGCCTTGGTGCCGTCCCACTTGCATGTCTCGTAGAAATTGGAGACACGCTTGGCAACTTCTTCGCGTTTGTCTTTGACAATCGCGTTGCGTCTACGTCTGCGTTGGGGGCCTATATTGACCATGCTAGTTCATCCTTTGGAGTTCGTTCAGCCATTAATTTACTCATCTTTAGGTGGTTTCTGGACCTCTGCCCAATGGGTCGCTTCCATTATTTCATCTAACGGTTCGTGGTGCCACGCACACACCCAGACACCGGAATGTGGAGGAACCATTTTTGCCGTCGCCACTATATAACCATCAGATATAAGTATTGTTTTGCCCTGCTCATCAGGTGCGGTGTCAATCGGCTGCCAGTCAATCATTAGTGTGTCCTCACTTTCATTCGTTCAGCTATCAACTTCACTTCCATTTCTTATTGCGAGTTCAAACGCGGCAGACCACCCCTCATCTATGTAGCCAGAGCAAACAGCCCAGCTATTCAATTCTTGCAGCATATCTTGAGGGGGGTCTTTGAGGACTTCCAATACTGCGTTCGCCGCCTCTATGTTTGAGCCGAATAACTCTTCACTTCCGCCGTCGCCGTGGGCAACCTGAATGGCCCTGGCAAGTCGCTCAACTACAGTGTTTTCCCCTTTAGCCATTAACATTCGTCTCCTCAAGCCCCTCAAGAACCTCAAGAACCTTCTTAAAGCCTGGATAGTTTTCCAATGCCTGTTTCATTGTATTTGCTAGAGCGGAAAGGAGCTTCGTGTTTCTCTCGCTATTATCAACCAAATCACATTCAAAAGCATATTCATGGCCGTGCATCTTCGCTCGTATGGTACACTCACCTATTTTCATTAGTTCATCCTTTGTGGTTCGTCTGAGAAATGACAGTTGGGCGGGAGAAAGTAGTGCGTGTCCCAGTCCAGTATCCAACCGAACGGAACGGACCTTGCATCAGTAACCTCAGTCATCGGTATCCCTCCGACAGCGCGAGCCATCTCACAGCGAAGAAAAAACGCATGCAGCATTTCTCTGATGTCTTCTTCTGATAGGTCCATTAGTGTTCCCCTATTCTGTTCTGGCGAACTCGCCGTGGTGTTTCTTTGCAGCCGCGCAATAGGCGGCATGGGCTTCTTCAGGGGTTTTGAAATACCCAAGGGTTCTAACTTTGCCCAACGTCCGAATTTGTGCCCTCCAACCATTTCCCCTCCATGCACGCATCACGCCTTTGAAACCGCTTGTATTTGTGTTTGGCCTCCCAGAGTTGCACTGGTTTTCTGCATGTGTGGCCGGTCGTAGGTTAGATATGGCGTTGTTCGTCTTGTTACCGTCTCTGTGGTCAATTTGTTTCTCGGGCCATTCGCCATAATAGTAAAGCCACGCAATTCGGTGAAGTAGATAATGCCTCGAAGATATGTCTGCTCTAAGATACCCATTAGCTGTCACTGATCCAGCCATCTTTCCTACAAACCGATTATTCCAAATTTCATTGCGGTGGTTTGAAACGCTTATAGGTTTCCAATAAAAGGCACCGCTCTTAGAGTCGTAGTCTAGCCGTTCTCGTACATACTCTGCCGTTAAGTCGTTTAGTGTCTCTGTCATCAGTTCATCCTTATCTTCGTTCTGTTCGCCATACCCTTGGCACCGTGAACAATAGGCGCACCAAAGGCGAGCGTGTTGTGAATAGGATTAGAGTTTAGGAGATATTTAAGAAGAGTCGGAAAATCGTCGTTCTTAGTCTTAGGTTTTTGTTTAATATCTTTCTCATCAGCGCGTTTGAAATTGTCCCAACAATAGCGTTTCATCTGGCTAATGGTAAGCTGGCAACGCTCCGAGAACATTATACGCGGCCTCATTGTCTTGTTGTCGGGCTTTAGATACTCGTTAATGCGCGAGCGCCCAACGTCGCTGTCATCTGCCAACGCGCAATGCAAGCCGACACTGGAAAACTCCTCTTGCCAGGTCATGTGTCTTTGCTGTGCGGAAGACGGAGAGCGACCCATGTTCGGGTCTATCATTCTGTCTGCTATTCTAAAGTTGTAAGTGTCCTCAACGTAAGTGACGTACTCCATCAACTCTTCAGGGGAGCCGTCTATCTCTCCGTCCTCTACAACGATTAGATCGTCGTTGCCGTCTATCTGCACCCACATAAACATATGAGGTTTGCGCGGGTGAGGGTCTAAGAGAAAGATTGTAGGGTAAGTCGGAGTCATCTCTATCTGCTGAACATGACAGTATTCTGTAATGTCAGAGGAACCTGTTTCCGGGCACCGCATATCTTGAGTTGGGAATATAGTTTTCCCCAAGGGAAATGACCAATACTGGGGCGTGTCCGTAAACAACGGGTGAATACGATTGGAGAAACGTAAGTTTTGGCCAAAGATACGGACGCGCTTCGTTGCGTCGTCCCAATCCGCCATCTGAATTGCAATCGCTTCCTGATCCAGATTTACGTTGTCTGTCGTCCATAACTCAAACCAATCTATGTCCGGGGATTTCTTAGGCCCTTCGATTCCCTTCTCATACACCTTGTCGAAAATCCAATCGACGGGAATGGTCGGGTCGTCCGGCCATGTCATCGCAAGGTACAGTCGCCCGCCCACGCGCATGGTGCGAGCTTCGTTCTCTCGCCAGATTGCAAAACGCGGAGGCTCATCCATCATAACGTGGTGAAAGTCGCCGGAGGCAAAGTCAGTAGCGTCCTGTTCATGACTCATGAACTGAATCATGGACTCGCCAAGAATCTTACTATGGTTTTTAGGGTCACGGCATAGAACAGTTAGTGTGCGGAGCTTCGCCTTATAGGACTTCTCCCATGAACCGCCCTTGAGACAGTTCTTCGGTATCCAGCCATAGTGGCCCCGCTTGCCGCCCTCCATGTCTACGCCGGTCCACTTCCACCATTGCAGCTTGGGGATTATAATGTTTTCCAGAGTGGTTGTGATCGACTCTACTATGATCCGGCAGTTCACCGGGCCTTTGAACTTCGGAGCGAGGTATTTCTCTTGCCCTACCGGAAAGACTCCCGTGGCAAGAGATATAATCTCTACTAGGATGGTTTCAGTCTTTGCCGAACCGTTGCCCCCACCGGCAGCAACTATCCTCGCTGTTGATTTGTGTATCTTCGCCGCTCTCGCAGAGGCGGGCTTGTAGGATCGTATCTGATTCTCTCGGCGCTGCTCTTGCCCGGACTTGCATAGTAATTTTATCGCCTGGGCGAACTCTGCATCCGAGAACGAGCCCATGCCTTCCTTAGTCGCGTTCGCTATACGCTGTGTGCTTATTCCTACCATTCCATCCTTAAACCTCAATGGTGGACCTGCCAGGGAGGCGCGTTGCGACAGAGGATCGCGCCTTCGTGGCGAGGGACCAATTACCTGACAGGCCCGCCATCGGGGTCTTCAAACCATTTGTCCTCAATCCCATCTACTTCTATCCAAATGGTTTCCTCGTCCTGCCATTCGTAGTCCAGTATCGGTAGTTCGTTCCCTTCGTAAAAATAGTGCCGCTCTATCGTGTTGTCGTAATAGGTGGCGAGAATAAACATGCCTTTGTCTTCCGCGTTGTCACGGAGCATTTCCAAATCGCTTAGGAGAAATATCTCCTGGTCGTCAGGATTTTTCATCTGCCCTGTTGGCCATATCAAGAAGGTCATTCGCTAACGACCTGACTTCTTCTATTGTGAAAGTTTCAAAGTAGAGAAGATGTCCGTCTGGGGCGGTTATCTTTCTGCTCACTCCATATCCTGCAATGACTTGTCCCCGCTCATCTGTCATGCCGGACGCCACGGATAGAGTAGTCGTGGGACCAGCTCTAACGTCTTCGTATATTTGTTCACTAAGCATCGCCATCTCCTTATTGTCCGGCCTCAACATCCCAACTCCCGTCAGTCATCCTAACCAGCATCCAGTAGCATGTAGGACATGCCCGCGTGTCGTTATGCCCATGTAGCGGCTCGGCGTTGTTCTCATAGACGCCGCCTCCACGGTGCCGCTGCGTTACATGGAAGTAAACTTCCCGGCACTCAGGGCAACCAACCCAGAAATCGCGCCGCGCTTCGCTCATTAGTCACTATTCCCCCAGGCCAAGACGCTTGGCCCGTGTTGAGGGTCTATGACGTTGAGCCACGCCTCCTGAGATGCGTCTTGGCGTTGATACTTGTAGTCTTCTTGTAGAAACTCCTGGTCACACTTCATCCCAAATGGATAGAGTATTTTGTTAAATTTCTCCGCTGTAATTTTATCAACATACGTCATCCAGCATCCCCACTCGTCACAAACGAGTTTATCTATATCTTCTGATATGTCTTTAGGCATAACAATTTCAACGAGAGTCCCGCGAGTTTCTGGGTGGTGGCACGCATGTCCTCCCGCCTGGTTTGTCCACATTTCCCCGGTTTTGTTTTTTACAATAAGAATAAATCCCTCAGTAGAGAAATCCATCTGCTCGTCAGAAAAAACTTCCTTTGCATCGCTCATTAGTCTTCTTCAACCTCCTCAAATTCCACATCTATCGGCTTGGGCAAGGGCTCTGGCTTGGGAATATCCAATCCACGCCTCTTAGCCTCCTCGATAAACAAATGCGTTACATCGTCCAACTTCGCTTGCATCTCGTAAGAAATGATCGTGTTCGGACGATCCATCATCAGATTTCTCTGTGTGTGGTAAACCGTTAGGGCGGCGGTTTTGTCGCGCGGGGTCATGCCCCTTATTTCTTCTTCCGTTATGGAGTCGTAGAGCCATTTAAGGCGCTCGTCGTTCAATGCCTTAAAATGAGACGTGTTTAGCTCTACAGGAATATCAGAAGGGGCCTGAACCGCGACAGCGTTAGAGCGCCCGGTGTATTTCTTGGCGGCCTTGGCAAAGTCGGAAACAATGCCTGGAGAGGCAAAGCCAGTCTCCAAGTCTATATCTACGCCAAAGACGCTGTTGAACTGACGTACCCGATCAGGGTTAAGCTGCCAGTGAGTTC